CTTTCATCTCTTTCCATGAAACCGCGTAACCGAGCCCCGCCGCAAGCCTGTCTCCGTCCTCGCTGTCGGGCTCTATTTTCAGAAACTCGCAAGCCTCCAAAAATGCAGGGTGCTCCTTTTCAATTCCGCCCGTGAGCATTGCCACAAAACCGTTGAACGTCTCGCCCTCTCGGGCGGGATCGGGGCGCATTTGCCCGTCTATCTCGATAAGCGGGCACCACGTTTTTATCTCGGGCACGTTCTCCATGAAGATGACGCGCGGCGCAACGCCTGACATAGCCCACCGTAACACCACCCACGACAGCCCGCGTATTCTCTTATCGACGGGCTTGCCGCCTTTGGCGCGGGAGAAGTGCTTGCAGTCGGGAGAAAACCACGCTATACCCACCGCGCGCCCGCCCGTCACCCGTTCGGGATCAATAGCGAATACGTCCTCCTGATAGTGGCGCGTGTAAGGGTGATTTACCTTGTGCATGGCTATCGCGTCCGCGTCGTGATTTATCGCTATGTCAACAGGAAAGCCGAGAGCGAGCTCCATGCCTGTACTTGCTCCGCCGCCGCCCGCAAAGTTGTCAATGACAAGCTCTCTGAACATATTATCTTGATACATTTTTACCCTCCGCTCGCTCCTCTCTTTCATACTTTTCGGCGTCAAAATATCTGCACCCCTCGTAGTCGTCTCGGCAGCGTTCGGGGCACCTCTTTTTCTTACAGAACGCGCAACAGAGTTCCTTGTCCTCGCACCCGTTCGGAATTAAGCATTTCATACAGCAACCTCACGCGACGTTCTCTGTTTTACTTCCTTATCGTACACGCGGCACTTTTCACAAAACGCGTCATACCGTTTCCGCGTTCCCTCTGACATGAGCTCCTCCCGCCCATAGTAGATAGAGAACTCTCTCGCCTCTTTCGTCAGCTCTTTCTTTGTGTAAGTCAGCTTTTTCATGCGTACCACCTCGCTTTGCTATTCCTGCCGCGCACATAACCGCGCGCGGCAGCCAAGCATTTTACCCTAAAATCACAACGGAGCCCGTCTTTATCTCGTCGCCGAGAGCTGCCTCGAAGAACGCCCTGATGTTCTTTTTTGCTTTGATTTTCCACGCCCCGCCGTCTGCCTCGTACAGCGCAAATGCGTTTCTGTCGCTGATACGGAACAGGAAGTCAGAATCGGGCTGCTCCACCTCGATAAATGTGCGGAACGGCGCAAGTCTGATGATAGGCGAGATCTTGACGTCGGAGGCGAGCATAGCTCCCTGTTTTGCCACTACCGACTGCGTGATACCGTCGTCGGACGTCTCCACCGACTCTATATTTGATACCTTTTTGAGGAGCTGTAAAAGGTTTGCCGTGTTTGGCGTCTGAATAAACTGTGAGCGAATCGCAATCACAAAGCGCTCGTAATCATAGCCGCTGCCAAAATTGAACCTGCTGCCCTCCGCAACGGCGCTATACGGCTTTTCCCTCTCTTTCTCTATATCAAGCGAGGTGATGACTGAGACGCTTTTCTCCGTCTCGATGTTGATATAGATAGGCAAAGCAAAGCGTTCCATTTCTCTTTTGACGATTTCAACGATAGAGGACAGGTCAGAAAACCTGATCTCTTTCGCAACGTCTTTGCGGGGCATAATCTCGACGAGGTCTTTTGTCGCAAAGGTGCGACCGTTGCTCTCGATGAGCTGCACTTCATTCTCCTTAACGATACGCTCGATGTCGTTCACGATGTTGTTGTTTTCCATGTTTTATTCCTCCGATTTTTTTATTTTGACAATGTTTGTTTCGTGGACTTCGCCGAAGATATCGGCTTGTCCGTCTATGTAACCGCAGCCACTCTCGACAAGCTGATAGGTGTTGTCTATCAAAGCCATTGCCATTTGAGAATGTACGGCATTTGTAGGGCGAAGCTGCTTTTTGACGGTTGCCTTGATGTTTACCGTCGTTCTGTTGTTGACGGGAGTCAGGCAGAGCTCAACGGTGAGCTTGCGCGGCTTCTCGTCGGTGTTCGGGTTTTGAATATTCTCTATAACCTTGGCAAGCTCGTAGTTGATACGCTCGATTGCAGCGGCATTTGCGAACTCCAAAACGCTTGTGACTTCTTTCATATCGTGTGTCCTCCATTTGATTTATTATTTCAGAACGGAATATCTCCGTCGTCGTCAAACGCCTGTAATTGCGGTTTTCTGCCACTTCTGCTCGACGTCGGTTCATTGCTCACCCCGTCTCCGTCGTGGGCTCTCTGTGTCAGAAATTCGACGTCCTGCGCCACAATATCAACAGCAGTGCGTTTTACGCCGTCTCTGTCCTCATAGCTGCGTATCTGAATGCTACCCAACACCGCGACCTTGTGACCTTTTCTACAATACCTTGCGATATTCTCAGCCGTACCGCGCCATGCGGTGACGTTGAAAAAGTCTGTCTCGCGCTCGCCGTCTGACGACGTGTACTGCCTGTTTACAGCCATTCCGAAGCGGCAAATCTGCGTTCCGCTGCTCGTCTCCGTGAGCTCAGGATCGCGTGTCAGATTTCCGATAAGGAAAACCTTATTCATCGTCCGTCACCTCCGTTATTCGCCTTACAGACACCTCGTACGCCGTTTTTTCGACGACGCCCTGCTCTGTCTGCTTTTGATACATACGCGATTGCAGCCTGCCAACGATATTGACGTGTGCCCCTACATTGAGCCTTACGATGTGCTGCGCCGTCCTGCCCCATAAAATGAGCGGCACATAGTCTGTTTTTCCGCGTTCTCTGTTTACCGCGAGCTGAACATCGCAGATATTCCTGCCGAGCGGCGTCATACGAAGAACGGGCGGCTTGCAGAAAAAGCCCGTAAGCTCAACGTAATTTTCGCTGCCCGTATATTCCGCCGCCTCTAAGGCAAAGAACACGACGATGAGCCTGCTTTTGCCGTCCACGACCTTGTTATACGTTCGTACCTGCCCTATAAGGCAGAGCTTGTCCCCGCGCTTCAATTCGTCGCGGAGAATTGCAGGCATATTCACGGGAATTAAGTCCTCCGCACCACTCAGACGCTTTACACATAGGTCAAATTCGTAGAACGCTTCCCCGCAGCAATCGTACTTTTTTGGCTCCGACGCAACCGCGCCTGCTACCGTAGCCGCGCTGTTTTTATTTTTCATGTTTCCTCCATTATGCCCCGCTCATCTTTGCTGCGTTATACAGCGTAGACACGAGGTAATTCTGCTTGTTTTTTATTTCGCCCTTTTCGGCTTTCTCGTCCACCTCATACAGGAGCATATACAACTGCCACCGAGTATCTTTGTTCCTGAAAAAACCGATAATCGCCTGCATGACGTCCAACGTCTTTACATCTACTCCGTTGATTTTCTGATACTTTTTGCCCTTTATAAGGTCAAAAAGATTTTCGATTTTTTGCCGCACATTGTCGGCGGGCGAGGAAAACAGCGCACTTGTTCCACCCTCCGCCGCGTCCTCATCGAGCCATATCTCAGTTTGTCTTTCGAGGCAATCATAATAGAACTTTACGCCCTTTTGAAAATCGTCGTCCTCGGAGGGTTCTTTTGACGACGGTTCCCTCTCAGGTGCTGTCTCTGCCTCGCGCCTTTCGGCGCGTTCAGACTCGTGTTCCTCAGGCGGCGGGCTGCTCCACCTTTCGCTTGCTGCTCGCTTACGGGCGGCTGAAATTTCTGCCCGCTTCTTGATGTTCCGCAGCACCCTTTCAGAGAAAATCTTGCCCTTCTTCACGCTGAACAGGTCGTAGTTATGCGTAACCGCATAGCACAGTTCAGGCTCCACCTGCAAATCGTAAGCGATATTGTCGAGATCGCTCTCCTTTATGTAGCCGCCCTCCTCATGCAGAATCTCCACGAAACACCAATAGAAACCGAGCCCTTTCAAGCCGAAGTCTTTGCGTATGCCCCGCAAACTCAACCGTGCGCCGTAGTCGTGCGGGAAATATTCTTTTGACATTCTGAACCTCCCTATAAATACGCACAGATTGTTACCTTGACTTTCGGCTCCTTTGCGTACTTTTTTACGACGGTGAGTTTAATCACCTGCGTATCGTCCATGTATGCTACACCGTTGAGCGCGTCGCAGATAATCTTTGCAATGTTGTCTGCGTCGGGCTTCTTTGTGGGTGCGATTGCACCCACAAGCGCCTCGCTTGCCCGCTTGTTTGAAAATGACTTTGGAATAGGAAAGTATGCCTCTATCTGTACACTCACGGGCTTGTCAAAAAGGTTGTAGTCCGCAGGTTTATTCAGCTTAAACATAAGCTGCACCATGTTTTCATAGGTGACATCTGCGTCAGCCTTTATTGCCCGCGCAAACCCGTTGAGCGTTGAAAACCTCGGTCTGCTCTTTCCGACGGGCGCTCCCATGATTTCAAAGTCCATTTTCAGCCCTCTGTATCGTCCGTGTCACCGAAGAAGTCAAACTCGCCCTGTTCCTCGGGTGTGGGCTCCGCGGTGCCCTGAGCCCCCGTTTCCGCCTCCTGAGCGGGCACCGAAAACGCATTCTCGTCGTACTCGACATACTCGGGCTCACCGTTCTCCTTAATGACGGCGTTGTCGTGAGTTAATGCGTCCTGCATTTCAATCGACATTACGCCCCATTGCGAGATGAGATGACGAATGAGCGTCTTGAACGCCATTTCGTCAAAGTTTTTGTACCAAAAAGAACTGTACTTGTAGAGCTCGTTCTTCGGAATCTTCTCGTTGATGAAGTCCTCGTACTTCTTCGCGGAGAACGCAGGAGAATATGTGTCGGCGTGTCTGAGCATTTTTGCTTTCGTCCAATACACCTGCTTGCGGAAGCCGTTCAGGAGCTCGAAGTATGCCATGTAGCCTATCGTAGGCAACGCGTCGCGCTCGTCGTCGTTCTCGATGAACTCGAAAACCTGCTTGCCCGTGTGTTTGTCTCTGCCCTTGTATTCACCCTCTTTGATTTCGAGCACGTCGATGTCGAGATACTGCCCTGAACGCATGGCAAGCTGTTTATAGCCCTTTGCACCGAGTACAAACTGCGCGTTTGTCTCGACGACATTCCCCTTTCTGTCCTTTTTATCGAACGGGACGAGGTAGTACTGCCCGAGCTGAGGCGACGGGGAAAGTCCGAGACTTTCGCCGAGCAAAGCACCCGAGAGCACCGAGCGCTGCGTACACTTTTGCAGCGCGGGGTTAGTGGAAACCGCCGAGATAATGCTTGCCGTAAAGCGCTGCGCGTTCTTGCCGAGCGCCTGCGACACGAGGTGCTTTATCTGTTCCTGATTCATGAACACCGAAAACTTCGGCTGATTGTTTGAAAGCTGTCTCTGATTTGTTGTTGCTACTGCGCCATTCATAATGCGTCCTCCTTAAATTGCTGAATATTTGATTTTGTTCTCTCTGAGGAACCTCTGCAACGCTTTGAGCTGCTCGACAGTGCCCTCTACCTGAAACCTGACTACCTGCTTTTTGGGTGCAGGCGCGATTGCCTCTGCCTGTTCTTCCTGCTGCAATTCCTGAGCCGCCTTTGCGGCTGGCTCTTCCGCAGCCTGTTCCTGCTTTGCTTTCATCTCCGCGACACGGGCGCGTTCTGCTTTGAGTCTCGCGTCCTCTGTGAGAGCAGCAGAGAGGTCAAGCGTGCGGAAATAGAACGCCTTGACGAGTTCCTCGTCCTCCGATTGCAGAGCCTCAATAGCAACGAGCGCGTTGCGGGCGTTCTCAAATACGGCGTCGATGTCCGCCTTGATTGACTTCATCGACGTGGAAGCGTTCAGCCACTTGGGGTTATGTATGCGCTCATAGGGAATGAGCCCCGAGAAGTCGCCGACGGTTGCCTTGAAGTACTCAATGATTTCGTTCTGCTTTTCCTGTTGCTTGCGTTCCTCGAACGCCTTGACCTGCGCGTCGATTTCCGCGACGGTGCCTTTGACCTTTTGCAGCACCTCGTCCACCTCGCCCTTGAACTTCTCATACGGGGCGTTGTAGACTTTGCCGATCCTGATACGCTCGTCATTGAGAGCTTTGCAGAACGCGTTGAGCTGCGCTCTGTCGGCTTTCGCCGTGGCGATTTGAGAATCGTCGTAGGTCACGCCCCTGTACTGTTCAAGCGTTGCCTCTACCCTTGCGAGCAGCTCCGTGTTGTTCCACGCGATCATCTTCGGAACGAGCTCCTCGACGGGGCTTTTCAGAATGAGTGCCAATTCGTTTGTCATAAGTTTGTCCTCCAAAAAATTTGATTTTTGTTACTCTTTGTAAATCGGGGGCAGAATCAACGGCGGTCTTTCTTTCCGCTCGACATAGCCCCAAAATTCTTTTTCTCTCGTGTAGAGATATTTCATGTCCTCCATGAGAGCCCTGCGCAGGAACGGGTAGTGCCGTGTTATAAGCTCCGTCTGCTCGTTCCTGCCTGTTTGCTTTATCTGCACTTTCAGCCACGCAAACGTCCAACCGAGCGTCACGAAGTAGTGCAAAATCTGTGCGTAGTAGTATTCAGGGACGTGCCCCTCCCATTTTTGAAACGCCGCAACGGAGTGAATCTCCGTTGTTTTCGTTTCGAGAAACCCTTGCGCCTTTGTCTCTTTTTCCGTCAGTTCAGCGTCGAGCGAGGCGAACATAAACCCTCTGCGATACACCGTTCGCTTGTCTTGCTTTACTCTGTACTGCGGGTAGTCAAGCGCAAACAGTTTGACGAGCATATCTTCCGCTTTCGTCCCGTACTGCACCTGCGGCTTGGCGGAGATGTCCTCGGGCTCGCGTACGCCTGTTTTCTCCTCCCAAACCTCAATGTTTGACTTGAACGGTGACAGCCCGAGAATTGCCGCTGCGTCCGAGCCGCCTATACCCGTTCTGCGGAACGCGATCCACTCGGGGGAACCGTGCCTCAGCTTGATTTTTTCAAGTGCCATGCAGCCCTCCCGAGATAAGAAAATGAGCTTACCTGAAATACGCGAAAGCTGTGCGCCGTCCCGCCGTCTCCGACGAGCCCCTGCGCAAAGATTGTCGCCTCAGATAAGCTCATTTTTCGATTTCCGTTATTCATTGCCTTGTCTCCTTTTGTTCTTTACTCGGGGTACCCCACATATTCGCCTGTAACCATGTTCGTGTGCCAACGCACATACTGATAGCTGCCTGAGTACACGCCACACATACCTCTGCCGCAGCCCTCTGACTGAAACTTTACCCAAACGGGGGCACGAACTTCTCCTCGCGTCCACCCCGTTTTTTTGAGCAGTGCGTTTACGCTGCTTGCGAACACTCCGCGCCCGACAACGGTTGTCTTGCGCCACTTGTTCTCAAAATAGTGAATTGGAACCTCGTCTCCATTCTCGTCGAATATGGCGTCAAACGCCATGCAGCCGTCTCCCTGCAAAATTTTCAGCTTCTTATCGCAGGCGTCTAACGCGTTTGCACTCACTCGCATAGAGATGAAGCAATCGTCGTAGTCGGTTTCTCCCGCCTCAATACGCCTGTTTCGATCTTCGATGTTTTGCAGAATCTGTTGCCTTTCAGCCTCAATGGACTTGCGCAGCTCCTCTCCGAAAATCTTCATTAGTACACCTCCCGTCAGACCGTGGCGACGTACATTTTTACGACGCCATTTATGCGGGTAAAAATAACCCTCTTGAAGTCAGTGCGAGGCGAGCCGTTTGTGGCTATACGCGCCGCGTACTCCTCCTGCGTCATCTTGCGCCCGTCAACGATGATTTCGGACGGCGCTCCAAAGCCTTTTTTGTTTGCCATTCGTATGTCCTCCTTTACTTCGCTTTCGCGTATTCTCTGAACTCCTCCTCACGGGCTGCGCGAAGTTCTGTAACCGCGCCGTCCCTGAGCTCGGGAGAGTCTGCCTGTACCTTACGACGTGCCCTCGTTATGCTTTCCATTGACCGCAGGCTTCCGTCTGCTGCAAGTTCAGCAAACGACCTTGACGTGTCGATTCCCATGCGGGCAAAGCACCCCATGAGCAGCGCCGTGTCGCTCTTTCTTGCCGCCACATTCTCTGTGAGTTCTGCGCGGACAACCGACTCAATTCTCTTCATGCGTTTCATTGTGCCGCCTCCTTATGCCGATTTCTTAGCATTTGCGAGATAGTCCTTGATAAGCTGCCTTACGAGGGTGCTCATCGAAAGCTCCTTTTCGGCAGCGAGCTTTTTCAGTTCCTCGTGGGTAGCAGGGGAAACGCAAACACCAAGATATACAGCGTCTTTCTTCTTGCCCATAAGCAATACCTCCGTAAAACAAAAAATAGGTCTGCCAATTAAGACAGACCTATCAAGCCAAGTATTTATCGGACAAAAAGAAATAGGCTTGCCTTAACTCGCAAACCTATTGTAGAATAACATTTGTGATTTGTCAATCGTTTTTTAGTAACTTTTTCAAAATTTCTAAAAAATTTTTTGAGGAAGCTCGCATTAGTACCAAAAAAGCCCCCTTTACGGGAGCCAAACCTATTTTTTAACCTCTAAACAGTCTATACACCGCACACTAAGCGCCACCAAGCGTAGCACAAAATACCCCTACCCGTCCTGTGTAGGGGTTATCGGTTTTCATCGAGGTTCTATGCCGTTTTGCGTTTGATAAACCGCACGCGAGGGACGTTTGCTTGCCCCGCTTTCAGAACAGCCATGAGCTCTGCTCGCTTTTGCAGCGGGGTAAACCACACTCGTTTTCCCTCCTTGTTTCGCAAAGAGGAGTGCGGGCGGTTGTTGTACCTGATGTTCCATGCTTGCATTTTTTCTTTGAGTTCATCGTACGTCTCAAAGGTCATTGTTTTGTAAAAACTCTCTCCGTCGGTTCGGTGGGATCGCTCTACTTTCCCGTTATGCCTCGGTGTGTACGCTCTGATGAGCTGATGTTTAATTCTCAGTTTTCCGAGCAGCTCGTCCAAAACGTGGACTTTTTTGCAGTCCTTTCGGTTTGTGAACTCGCCGCCGTTGTCTGTCTGAATAATATGCGGGAGGTAGCCGAAGTACACAAGGGCTCGCTGCACAAAGTCCTTTGTTGCCCGCGCCGACAGCTCATTATACGGGTAGAGAAAGCGCTCTCGGGTAGTCTCGTCAATCATCGTGTATTGATAAAAACGAGCATTGCTTGACTCCAACCTGATTTGAGCTTCCCCGCGATAGCATTCTCTCGGAACATACTTTACGTCCATTTGCATTTTGACGCCGAACATTTCGGGCGTCTCATACGGCTGCGGCTCGTACTTTTCCAACTGTTCTTTCGGTCGAATACCGCTTTTTACGACATACCGATAAAAGCCGTAATATGTCCGTGAATAGGCGTATTTCTGCCGAAGAACGCCGAGCGCCTCCGCATAGCTGATGTCGGGCTGTTCCTCAAACAGCTTTCGTATGTATGCCTGTTCTTCCTGAGTGTGTGCGTTCGGGTGCGGCGTATGCGGACGGCTCGATTTATTCTGCAAACTCTCCCTCGTCCCGTCGTACCGCTTTTTCCAACGGTAGAGCGTCTGTTCCGTACACTTCATTTTTCTTGCCACACAGAGCACGTCCTCGTGGTCACCAAGCCACATTTTCAGAGCTTTTTCCTTTTCTCGAATCGTAAATCTAACGCCTCTCATCTTTCGTACCTCCTTGACTGTTTTTCGCAGAGTGCTACATAGTGTAACACTTTTTCCAACCAATTTCAAGCCTTTATGTCGCGTTCAGGCGGGCGTGACGCGTGTTCTCGGTGAAACCGAGAAAAAAATTTTAGAAAAAAAATAAAGAAAATCACTCACACCCCCACACCCCTATCAGACCGTCTGTCAGTATGTTTCTCTTTGATTTCTATTTATATTTTTCCTTTTGTTTTTGTTTTATTTTTATTTGCATAATTTTGCATTGCATTTGCACAGCAAACTGTATGCACGAGCTTTGCATTTGCTATGCACTTGCATTGCATTTGCATACCGTTTGCATAAGCAAAAACCGCCCCGAAAGAGAGCGGTTTTCCGTCTGAAAATTTCGATTAAATTGCTTCCGCGCTTACCGCTTCCAAGCCGTCGGCAGGCGGCATATTTTCTGCCGCAGGAACTTCGGTCAACTCCTTTTCTTCGGCAATTTCTGACGCCGAGACGAGCGGCTTCGGAACAGGGTTTTCCTCGACGTAGTGTATAAGCTGCCGCATAAGGTCTGCCTGATCGTTCATGTAATTTACCGTATCGACAACGATATTCTCATAGCCGCTCTTATAGCCCATAAAGCCGTTCAGAACGACAGGAAAGAGCTTTAACAGGCACGCAGCAAACATAGCCCAAGAGGGCGACACGATGACGTCAAGCCCTATTACAGCAAGCAGCACGGAGGTTAAGCAGGTTTTTACGAACTTTATGCCATAATCTACACCGCGCTTTTTCTCGGGCTGCATTCCGAGCGGTTTTCTCTGTGAGGCGCCCCTGCCGCGTTTTAATATCATCTCGGGCGTGAGCTTTATCGGCTTAATATTGTTTGCCGAGAGAATCGCCTCTATCTGCGACTTTGAAAGTGAGGGAATCTTTTCGAGGGCAGCCTTGTCTTTCCCGACGTAGCATTCCTGATACTTTGCAAAGTCAATTCCAACCTCGGTGAGCAAAGAATTTCGCGTGTTCCTCAACTCCTCCTCGATATAAAAGCGACAAAATTCAGGCAGTCTGCCCTGCATTTTTCGGTCGATGACTTCCTTTTTGAGCTCGTCGTAAGCCGCTTTGGACTTGATATATGTATCGCTCATTCTTCCCGCCTTTATGCCGCTGTCAGAGCAGTTCACATACATAGAGAACGCGCAGAACAGCAGCACGAAGAACGACAACCCGAGAGCCGTCCAATCGAACACCGACGTCAACTTGATGTCGGTCGTAAAAACGACGATGACAACAAAGATTATGAAGATTCCGACGAAAATGCCTGTGTTGTTCAGAACACCACGCAGGATCTTCTTTTTCTGCGCTGTTGTTTGCTCTATAACTTCCCCCAAATTGCGCGGCTTATCATCGCGCCCGCGCAGGGGCTCATTCTGTTTTATAGGCTCCATTAAGGACTACCTCCCGCACTTCCTCCGCCATTATTCTGCGGCGGATCGAAATGGTCGCCGAGCTTATATAGCCCCGTGCCAATGACGTTCGCCGCCGCCCCGATGAGGCAAATCACAATCATCTCGTCTATAATAGCACGCAAAGCCACAAGCGCGACGAGAATTATGCACCACATAACCCACACAGACGGCGACTTGAAATACGCCTTTATCTGCTTGAAAAACGGAATTGCCGACAGCAGTGCGAACAGCACAAATAAGCCCGATACGGTAGCCCCCGCGCTCCTGTCTACCCACACGGGGAACTGAGACACGGTTGCTGCGAGAGGAGCCCCGACATCGAGAACAAGCGCGGAGATTTTGAATATCTTCCCTTTCGTTGTTCTTTTCATGGCTTACTCCTCCGTTTCTTCGTCCACCTCTGCCGCTGCTTCCGTTGTCGCCGCAGGCTCGGCAATTTCTTTGAGCTTTTTCTCGTCCCCGACAAGTTTCAGAACGTCCGCGTATTTCAGATTTACAAGGTCTTTGACGCCCTGCGGAATGTTCTTCGAGTTTGCGTAAACTGTCGTAAGGACTTCAAGAATAGCCTTTGAGTACGCGAACGCCGCGAGCATTGTCTTGTACCGCTCGTTCTCCGTTTCGTCAAAATTATTGATAGCTTTCTCGAATTTGTTGTACCCCGCGATGAGCTCGTTCGTCACGCCGACGACGCTCTGCTGCGACGTCGCCGTGCTTGAAACATCGTTCTTGACGGTTAAAATATCGGAGCCGAGATCGACGAGCTTCTTTTTTTGCTTTACTCTCTGCACAATCAAAAAGACAACGAGAATAATATCGCCTATGACAGTCAGAATCTCTGCCTTGTTTTCGCTCACCCACTCCCATATTCTGCCAAAGAACGTGGGCTCATCGGGAGGCTCCGTCGGCTCCTCGGGTATCTCCTGCACAACCTCGGTACTGCTGTCCGTTGCCTCCTCTGCGTTTGCGGTGTATGGCGTTCCGACCGCAAATACACAGATTATTGCACAGATGATAAGCGCAAGCGCCGCACACAAAATTCTGCCCCAACGCTGCTTGTTTGACTTTATCATTGCTGAATACCTCCTATACGATGTCGTACCCTTCAAGCAGCTTGGTGAACTGTTTTTCAAGCTCCGAAAATTTTTCTTTAAGTGCACTTTGACCTGTTTTCAGGTCATAAATTTCTTTTTCGGCTTCAAGCACCTTTTTTTGCAAGTCTGTATCGGCAGGGCTCACAATAACCTCGCCGCTTTTCAGCCGCTGCGTGTAAATTCCCTCGCAGAACCACCGCTGCGACTTTGTGCGCCCATTCAGGACGGCAACGGTAACCCTGACTGTACCTTTCAGAAAGGAGCCCTCAACGCCGCACACGCCGTCATTTATGAGCTTATACGCCGAGAAGCCGTCGTCACGCTCGAAGATAGCCGTTGCTCCCGCAGGAGCGCCCTCGAATGTAATGTACAGCATATCTGACACCACCTCGGGCGTACGCGTAAAAATGGCACCCTTGTCATCGAACAATCTGTATTCCATACTCACGCTCCCCCTTGCAGAGCAGCCTGCCTGCGCTCCTTATTTTTCCACGAGGCTGTCATGCACAGCACCTCCTCAGTCTTTTTGTGAATGTCAACCGTTTCAGGAATAAAGGCAGCCGTTTCGAGAACACCGATGAGGACGCGGCAACCGACGATTGCCTCGCGCTGATAAAATTGCCGCTCATGCCTCGCTTCGTCGCTCGCCATGCCGCACTCGTCCGCCCTGATTAAATTCTGATAAATAGTTAGAGCCATACCGCCGAGCAACTCCGTTCCGAAAGCTGCCGTCGGTATGTCGTCATCGCCAATCTCAAAGCAGCCGCGCATAAGCTCTGACGCTTTTTCTATGACTGCCATTTCCTTTGGCGACTGTTTTTCTTTTCTCTGCATACCGACCTCCGCATAAATTTATACGAACCACGCCTCGTTGACGGAGCAATTTCCGTTCTCGTCGGACAGCTCGCTCATTGTCTTTCCGTCGCAATCGTTCACCCAAATTTCGAGAGCGTCGTTAATTTCGCGCTGCGAAAGAGTGCCTCTTGCTTTCTGAGCGTTTGCGGCTTCAAGCCACTTTTCTTTGCTGAACGTCTTTTCGCTTGCCGCGACGTTAGTTTCGTTTGCCATGAATTGATACCTCCGATTTGATTTTTTTACTGTAATTGCTCACAATTCGTTTGAGCTTATTTTTCGGGGCGTATGGGTAAATATTTCTTTTATAGAACCCGCAGCCATTTATGTGCGACAACCAACCGAGCAGGGACAGCAGACTCATAGCCTGATGAGGTGTTATATACCCCGACTTTCTGACCTTTCGCGTCCTACGGCAAAGCCGATAAAATATCTTTTTGCGGAGAATGGTCTTATGTTTGTAGAACCGATAATCCACAAAATCTATCGGGCGGCTATGCAGCCTCCACACTTGCCAATTCCCTTTGAGTTTCAGTCCGATAGTCCCGAGGTATTCCCCTATCGCCCTTATTGCCCTGTGTAGTTTTCTTTTGTTTGAATCAATGAGCACCATATCATCTACATAGCGGACGTAGTATTTGATATGAAGCTGCTCCTTGATATAGTGGTCTAAACCCTCCAAATAGAAGTTACTGAACCATTGCGACGTGTAATACCCGATAGGCAGCTCATCGCCACCGTTTTTGAGAATTTTCGCAATTAGTTCGAGCATATCTTCATCTTTGATTTTCCGCCTGAGCATAGCAAGCAGAATGTCAGGTTTTACCGAATTGAAGAACTTCGACACGTCGAGCTTTGCCACATACCGCATTTTAGAGTCCTGTATCGCCGTTTCGACGTATGCTTTTGCGTCTATTCCGCCGCGACGAGGAACGCTCCCGCAGCAGTACCTGTACATACCGCGCTCTAAAACGGGCTGTATCGCTGTAATTACGAGCCAATGTATCACCTGATCGGGGTAATACCTCGGAATCGTAATTTTTCGCGTTTTCATGCAGGAGCTGTCGTATATCTCCTCATAGTTGTTTGGAGAAAGCTCGACCGTATGCGTTTCGAGCTTTTCTTTAAGCTCTGCCGCATAGTAGTCTATGTTCCTCAGTACTTTTGCAATGTAAGGACGGCTCCTCTTGCCTTTTGCCGCATTATTGATAGCCCGCTTTATCGTTTCAATGTCGCATATAGTGGCGTACAGATTGCCGATCCTTTTCATAGAATGTCCTTTAATCTTCTTACGACCTTTCGAGAATAAACCTACTAAGCCGCCCTCTTTTTGAAGTGTTTTTTGCCAAGGGGCAAGGATTGTGTGTGCTCTGAATAAATATTTTTCAAGATTAAATGCGACCGCCGATGTTCGAGTTCGCGTTCGACACGCCGTTGTTACCGTTCCAATTCCACAAACCCGCGTTCGTCCCGTTGTTCCAGTTCCCGCCCACGAAGTGGGGAATGCACACACTACCCTGTTATTAAGTTGTCATAGTTATATGTCAAGGGGGAGGGTTCCCCCTTGACAATCCCTCTCTTAAAGAGGCTTTTTGCAAAGGCGACCGCCGATGAGCGAGTACGCGCACGACACGCCGTAGTGACCGTCCCAAAACCACAAACCCGCGTACGTCCCGTAGGCCCAGTTCCCGCCCACGAAGAGAATTTCTCCCGTGGGCTGATAATAGTAGTAGTCGCTATAATACGACGCGTTGCCCGCGCCGACACTCTTTGTGAAAAGCATGAGAGGGTTTTTATCGAGGGGCGCAATCTCTTTTGCGTAGCCCTCGGTAGTGCACCTGTCCCCCATATAGAAGTAGGGTGCCTCAGTCTTTCCGCTCTCGTACGCGGTAGGATCGGTGCAGACATACACTTTCTCCACGTCGAACGAAATACCGTCAACGTGCGTCCATGTGTTGCCCCAAATGTTCTCCATACCCCTGTACTTCATGGCGTGTTCGCCGTCGGTGTGACATGTGGTACAATCTTCGCCGTGTTCGGAATTGCCCGAGCCCGACGGCGTCTTGATATGGTCGGTATGCCCCGTGATGAGAGCTGCCGTATTTGTGCTCGCCGTATAGCCCGTCATGATAGATTGTGCGTTCGTGGTGGCAAATTCGATTGTGAACAGCTCTTTGATGATGAGGTCAATCAGGTAATCATACTGCTGATAGCCCTCGCCGTTCGCTTCGCAGCCCGCTCTGAAATTTGCCTGCGTGATGTTTACAAGTACGGTCTGACCGCTCTTTGAGAATACTTTTGCCGAACTGCCGCTGCCCTCGTATTTGCCGACGAGTACATAGTCAATCTCGTTGCCGTGACCGTCAATAAACAGCGTGGTGAACCCGCTGTACCTTGTGCCCGAGATTTGATGTTTGTACGTCCCGTTGTTGTTCTTGGTGATTTTCGTGTAGAACTTCGGGATCCTGACGAACACATTTCCGAACTCGTCCACTTCCTCATGCATTTCACTCCACGGGAAGCAGTTGTCGAAATCACTCTTAATCTCGCTGTTTGAGCGGGAATATGTGAGCCCTACTGCGTCGTCTGTGCGCACAAGGCTTGTTGCTGAGCCTCCGACCTGATCGACGCCGTAAATTTTTGCTTTTTCCAGATACAACATGATAATTAACCCTCCAAGTCTGTTAATCTTTTTTCAATTTCCTTGAATTTACGAGCAATCGCACCGCCCGATGTGTAGCCCGCCGCCTTTTCCGCTTCCGAAGCCTGCCCCGCGTAATTTGCACTCATCACCGAGAGCTGAGAGAACACGCTTTTCAGCGCCTTGTCGATGTCGCCGCCTTTGGTGTACCCTCTCGCCTTGTCACACTCAAAAGCGTTGTGCGCATGGGCGGCGGCTTTCGCTATAAAATCAACCTCGAAAACAGCTTTTGCAACGCCGTCCTCATAGATGATTGTACCGCCCGAATCTTGCACGACGCGCTCTAAGGCGTCCTGCGCGTACGTTTTTGCCGTGTCCGCTTCCTGCTGCGCCAGCCCTGCGTTCGCAAGCGCTCTGTTCGCCGTAGCTTCTGCGCTGTTCGCCTTTGACTGAAAGCTGCTCGACAGCTCCACATACTCCTGCCTGCGCTCGTCAAGGACGGTTTGCAGCGGCTTTAACTGTGTTGCGGAAGCAGAATCAAAAACACGCAAATATGACGCAAAGAGCCCGTTTATAAAAGCGTCGCATAGGTCTTGCAAGCTGTATTCCTGCGTCTCGTTGTTTTCGTCGAGCCCGTCAAGCATAAGCCGCATATACTTCGCTGCGCTTTCGCCGCTGAGCGCGTCGTAAATGGCGTTTATCTTTTCAGCAAGCAGCGTACTGAGCTGATCGAACCACAGTTTTAGACTTGTGGGAGATAAGCCCCCAACACCGTATGAAGCGGAAGCGTTCGGCTTGTCTGCAAGCGATACGACGCCCTTTGACTTCAACTCGGACGGCATAATTTTTGTAAATTTTTTTAGACTCATTTAGATAGCCTCCATTAGTTTTTATACCGTCCGACAACGCGGTATCTGAACGAGATGTAGTAAAGCGAAAAAGGCTTCATATACTCGTCGGAATAGACGTAATACTGCTTTTCCACCCACTTTTTCTCTTTCTCTTTTATAGCAAACAGGCTTTGCTCCGTCGTATTGAACGTGAAGTCCGTAAAGTCCATATCGTCAAACGAGAAAAGGCTGCTGTTAATTCGCGCAATCTGTTCGTATGTCTTTTTGTTCGTTCTGACCTTGATTTTGGCGGCGGAAGAGCTGAACGATTTAGTCTTGATGACGGTTGACTTCTTGATTGTACTTTTCGTCAGATGAGGTATATCGCAGCAGTCCATTTTTGTGGCACAGCCGCTGTATATCGTCCTGTCGTCGAACGTATAATATCGCCTCGGAATCTCACCCTGACTGTTGCGCATATCGAAGTTAAAGGAGCAAATGACGCCGTTTTCGGTGCCAAAAAATATGTTGTCGAACATACTTTTTATCGTCGTAGCCTTTCGGAATATGCCGCCGACGTGATTGCCCTTTCCCTCGCACAAATACGCCTCGTAGCCGACCAAATCTCCCGTCACAAAATCGTAAACCTCGTGTACCGTGAAATACACGCCGAGCGTGTAGTCATGCTCGCCTATCTGTACGACAACGCCCTCGTCGAAAACTTCCGCAGTCTCGTTTCCGTTATCGTCGGGGGCATTGACAACCGTCCCCGTGAGGTCTCGCGTTTCGTTCGTGTCGGCGTAATATACCGCATTTGCAAGTTTTATCGGCAATTCGATGATATGGTCGTCGTTGCCGCAGGTGCAGTACTTGGCGCCCTTTTTGCACTTCGTACAATAATGCACGGTCTTTCCCTGCAATTCATCAAAAATAGAGCTTGCATAACTGTACTCGGGGTATTGCCCCTCATAAACGCCCACTCCCTCGATATAGTACCACTCGTACTGTGGAACACCTATGCTATGCGTATATCTTTGTCGGCTGTCTGCCATGAATATGCAGCCGTCCACGAGGAGCAGCAAATAGCCGTTCCACTCCTCCAAAATAGCCGTTTCCAAATCCATATTGACGAGCTTCGCGTCGATGAGGCTTGATCTATGCTCAACAGCTCGCTCATAACGAACAGAAAGCTGACCTACGCCCTCCACACCAAGACGGGACACAAACACGGGATCGTCCAAGAAATTTATGCACGCCCCGAGACAGCCCGAGCCGCTGAGCCCCTGCGACGAGGGGTAAATACGCGGCTGCAAGTCATTTCCTGAGTCTGTCGCCGTATGGAAGTACGTCAGCCCGTCCTGCTGCGTATCACCTTTCAGCACCATGAGCGTATCTGCAACGACCACCATGCCCGTAATAGGCGAAATTCCGACGCCGTCCTGCATATAGTTCAGAACGCCGAAGTACGACGGATCGACAAAGCCCGTACTGTTGCGCCCGCAGTAAAAAACGTGATTCGGGTAGTTCGGGTTACCTGAAAGAAACACGCGGTTGTCATAGATTGCCGCAAGCGTACAATCGGTAATAAGCGAGGCGATGTCGTCCTCCGCCTCGGTTACACCCGAAAGGCTCATATAGGCTTTTTTCGCCGTAATCTCAATGCCTGCGTAGAACTCGGGGTACATGACATTCTCGGCGCCGTTTTCTCCTGCTACCTGTACAGCTTCCTGCGGCTTTACGGGCGCAGTTTTGAACTTGATAATGCCATTCGCAAGGTCAACCGTATAATCGGTTTCAGCCGCCTTGACCGCACCATACACTTTTACCTCTGAGACTTCGTCAAGCAAGTTTTCGTTCATGTAGAAGTCGGTCGTTTCGCCGTCTGCTATAAAAGTGTGCTTAAACTTCGGCTGCAACATATTCCGCTGCTCATACTCGGTGCCTATGTCCGCGTTCTCGCCGCTCGGAACGATGTTGATGTACGTCGTCGGAATATATGCGCTGTCAACGACCTTTTTCACCGTGTCGCCGTCATAGACGAGGTAATTTTTTCCGTCAATGATATACAGCCTGTTGTTAAAAATGAAGGACGCACTTTTGCGGCTATTCATACCGCTATAAAGGGCGTCCTGCGTTTTGATAACACCCTCTTTGTACGTTATATTCAGCCTCTCGCCCTCGCTCAACGCGCTACTCGCATAAGTAAGCTCGTGCGTTTCCGCGTCGTAGTCCACCGTCAGCGTCAGGTCATCGCCGCTTATAGTAGCGAGCGAGACGACCTCGGCTATATTTTCCGCAAGAGTCTGCTTGAACGTATGGGTGCCGTTAATTGTCGATGTCGGCGCAGGTACTTCTATCGTGTCGCTCAATACAACATTGACCGTGTTCGGGTAGTTCGCCCACAAATACAGCCTGCTGCCTGCATGAATAAGAACATCGGTGACGGTATTTCCCTCTGCGTCTTTGTGTGAGAAATGGAATATACCGTACACCTCGTCAGATTCGGGCAGCACAACACGTTTTCTGAACCCTGCAATGGTCTCGATTGCCTGCCCCTGCCCCGATTGATAGTCCTTGTACATATTGACCATGTAAGCGAGACGCTGCTCGTGAACCTGCGTATGGTCGCTTGAAAAGTCCACGCCTCGGAAATCGCCATAATAGCGATTGTAAACGTCCTGCTCGGTCAATAGATTTTTACTTGTTCTGTATGCCATACCGCCTTACCACCCGTTCGTGCTTTTTATGAGTACGGGCGATGTATCTCTACGGCTAAGCGAAATTTCCTGCACCCGCTCCCTGTAAAGGTTCATGTAGTACTGAGACTTTTCAGGCTCGTCCTCGATCCATACATACGCCGCCACAAGAATAGGCATAATTGAGCAAAGTTCGTCGTCGAGGTCAAGTTCCTGCGTGTCCTCAGTCGTCGCGCCCGTATTCTCAATCGCGGTAGGTCTGTGCTCATAGAGAATTTTATAAACACCACGCCTGTCATACGGCAGCAGAATTACACTCTCGCCCTCCTGCTCGTAGTCCTGATTGAGCAGCGTATTCTCGTCCGCTTCTGCGATAGGAGGACAGCAAAGAGCCATAAAATCTGTAACGAGCTTTTTTATATCATACCGAGTGTAAGCCTCATACGCGGGAATGTCGGCGAGGTCGTCGCTGTACAAGTACTGATACAGCGCAACATCTTTCACGGAATAGATATATTCTCCCGTAAAGCGCAGCCTGACGCGTCCGCTCACGAAAGCCCCAAGTTCTTTAATAAAGCCCTTGTACGGAACAAAAGTCTTGTTCGATTTTAGCGTTATTTCACCGAAAATAGACCACTCCTCCGTGCTTTCGTCGTACTTTTCAAGATACACAACGCCGTTCCCGTCAGCCTCAAAATAGTAAGCCTTTGCACCCTCCGCCTCGTAGGTGAGATCGTCTATCTTCTCAACGGGCGAAAAAGTGTTCTCGGTTATAAGGTTTGCGAGCGGCTTATGATTGATGAGACAATGTCTTATTGCAGGTCTGACTTTGCAGACCTGCAATAAAGCACGATTTGTCGCAAAATAGAACCTGTCGCTATCTTCGAGGGTAGCTTCAAACCCCAACTGAGCGACTTGCAAATAAAGCTCAGCCACGTTCATGACGCACCTCCCTCAAAATTGCTTTCTTAGAGCTTCGTTGCACCCGAAACCGAACCCGTCGAATTGACCGCAAGTGCGATGTGCTTCCAAGTATTGAAGCCGACGCCGAAGCGGCAATAGCCGTTCCAGAAGTAATTGCGGGTATGGTCGTCGATACCGCTGCGAATGTCAAGAGGAACGCGGTTGTAGAACATATTGCCGAGCAGGCTCTTGTTTGCGTCTTTCGACATAACCATGAACCTGTCGTCGGTCGTCTCCCAACCGTCGAGGACGACGAGCGTCCAATTCCCGTACTGAGTGTTGATGTCGTTGTAATCGCTGCCTACCGTGCGTTCGGAGCCGATGACTTTCTTCATCATGCTTTCGAGCTTCGGACGATTGCAGGGTACGATGACAATATCGGCGACATAGCCCATGACTTCGCCGTTTTCGTCCTTGAAATTGCGCACCTTGTTTGCGAGCACACCGAGAGTGTCCTCCAACGTGGAAGCAGAGCCCGTAATTTCGCCGTAGAAATAGTTACTCTGCGTCTTGCCTTTCATCTTGTCGGTGAAATAGGGGTGGGCACTGTTAAACAGGGCGAGATCGTCCGCGCAGGTCAGGTCAACCTTTGCCTTGTTGAACGTCATCGTCTTGTTCGTGCCGTTGATGAGCGCCTGAGCGGCAAGTTTGATACGCGTCTTGTAGTAAGCGCTCACAAACTTCTGAGGCTTTCTCTTGATGTTCACGCCGATACCGAGCTTTGCGTCGTCCGCCATTTTGCGGGTAATGGTAAACTCCTTTGCGAACTCGATGTGCTCGATAGTCTTGTGTCCCGTGGTCTCCACGTTGTCGTTCTCAGCGCCCTGCCCTTCCTGCTTGCTCATGAACGTGTCGAAATCGGACTCGCCGAATACAGTCTCGGCATACTTGTTCGACTTCTCCACGTTGTAGAGCTCGTCGAGAATGGTCTTTCTCTTTTCCCAGATATTGGACTCGTTTTCGATGAGCGCCTTAATGGGGTGCTCGAACTTCCCGAACATGGGATCGTTCTTGCCCGACATCGCGCTGTAAATGAAATTCGACATTGTTGTCTGTACCTCCCTTTATACGATCCTAACGACGATTGTATCGCCCGCCGCCGCTGCGCCGTTGAGGCTTTCAACCGTCACAACGCCCGACGTGGTCGTCGCCGTTACCTGCATACCGTCCGTGTGCAGGGTTACCTTGCCGCCCTCAACAAGGCTCGTGGGAGCCGCCGTGACGGGCACTTCATAGAGCTGATTTGCTTCTACCCGCGCAACGGGAATAAGGCGCTTTGCCGCGTCCGCTGCGCAGTCTGCCATAGCGATAAACTCAGGCTTTGCCGTAGCACCGCACTTCGTCAGCTTACCGCTTGTGAGAACGAGAGCCTCGCCGAGCTGCACCGCTTCACTCGCCGTTACTTCGTGAAAAACGGGCTCAGGTACGTTCATTCTCGCGTTCTCAATCTTGATGAGTCTGAACATATAAAAATTCTCCTTATTTTTTTGCTGATTCTTTGTAGAGCTGCCTTATTTCCTTATCTGACAAATCGGGGAATAAGTCTCTCCACTCGGCGAGCTCTCTCTGCGATATTGCAATACCGTCATCTTTTGAGCCCGCAGGTACGGCAGATTTCAAATGAGCTTTCGTTCCGTTCAACGACTGCTGCTTTGTCGCTGCCGCGACGCTTTTGCGCACGCCGTCTGCGTTTGCGGCAGCATACGCTTCTTTTGCGGACAGTCCTAAATCTCTGAACCGTCCGAACTTCGCAAGATTTTCTATCTCGGTGAGCGATTTCAGGCTTCGCGTTTCGGGGTATTCGCGCTGAATTTCTTCGAGGTCGGCTTTCATCTTCTTTTCAAACTCGATCTTCTGATAAAGTCTGCGCGCTTCCTCGTTGCGTTGACTCTCTGCCTTTTTCTTCCGATAATCTTCAAGCGAGAGATCCTCGGACTCGGCAGCCACCTTTTCGAGCCCCTCCAACACATTTTCCGACTTTACACCCAGCTTGGCGAGCGTGTCCGCACTCTGAGCCTTTAAGGCGTCGTACTCCTTTTTCAGAGCCTCATATTGTGCGTCTTTTTCGTCCTTGCCCTCGGGCTTGGCTTCGGGTTCGGGCTGTTCCTCACCCTTGTCCTCGTCGTCTGTGTCGTCGTCGGAATCGGCGTCATCTTCGCCGTCCTCCTCCGCCTGTTCTTCATCTTCGATGACGTCGGGAATTATGATATTGCCCTCGTCGTCATACTCGAACTCGTCGTCCGCGTCGTCTTTTCCCGCTTCGTCGGTATCGACGCCGTCCTTTTCTTCATCGAGATCTACATTCTGCTCTTTTTCCATGACCGTTTGTTCCTCCTTTCAAATTTTGGCGTTAATTATTTCTTGCCGCTCTTGCCGCTTCTGAGGTCGTTGCCCTTGACTACCGTGGACTTGGGCGAATCGGAGCCCACGGACTTGGGCGCCTTGATGATACCGCCCTTGTTCGTTGCAAACCTGTTGTCTCTGCTCGGTTTCATAAAGCTGTCTCCTCCTTTTTAAGATTTTTTAAGAAAACAAAAAAAGCCCTACTGCCGCTTTCGGCAAATAGGGCTCTGTCTCTCGGGACTTTGGCACAAAATAATGTTTATCGTGCATTTGCACAAGCTATTCAGTTTTTACGTTCCACAGCTTACCACACTTCCTGCACTTAAACGTCAGCCCGTCAATCTTGCTGCTTTTATGTAACCCGACGCGGGCGAGCTTCTCTTTGCAATGAGGACAAACGATATGCGTAATATCAGATTTTTCAGCAGGCGTTATGCTCAACATCTACTTGTGCACCTCCTATTATCTATGATAGCACAGAATAAACGGCGTTTAGTCGCAATTTATAAATAAAAAAAGCTGCCACGATGACCGTAGCAGCTTTTTCTGATAAAGTTTTAGAGTGCATACCGCTTTCGCCCGTATGCGGCATAACCGTTGATTTTTCCGATGAGCGCTGTGCGCACCTCAAACCACGACTTGGAGTTCAGGAACGACATCGCGTTTGGCTTGCCGTTGTGCGTTTCGTTATAGATAATTTGCGCGATTACGCCGACAACGCTTTCCTTGGTGTAGTAAATTTCCGACAGGTCAAACAGATAATACATACTCATAGCCATACACTTGCGAGCGGCTGAGCTTAACGCAAAGTTATCTTTACAGGTTGTGAGAATATTCTCGTATTCCTCGCAAAGAATACCCATATCGTCATTAAAGCGTGAGCCTACGCCATAGTAAACGTACAGTCTCTGCGCCATATCGAGCTGTTTTGAGACCATTGCCTGACGCGACGCCGATATTGAGCCCCCATTCTTCGCTTTCTTTTGCGCGTTCTCGGAACGGGATCCCACATCGTATGTGAGCGGGACAAGCGCAAATACGCCAATCGCAACACCTAAGCCCCAAGCAGCAGCGCTTATCACAAACGTAATTCCGCGAATAATCGGAATGCACGACAGCGGGAGCAAGACAGTATCAACAACAATCTCGCACAGGCATAATAAGAAATATACTACCGACATCGGAATAAAGATAACCGATAGCATCCAAAAAAACGGGCTTGAAAAGCGTTCTTTCAGCACAATATTTCTCATCTGACCGTGAGTAATCTCGTTTATTCGTTCTTTGTAGCTTGCAACAGACTTTATTTTTGTAGGCGCTGTGACCTCGTAGGTATAATACATCTCGTTTTGCTCCATAAACAATAAGGGCGTCTCCGATAGAGAGGAGACGCCCGCATAGTTTTGACCGTACCCCTTTATTGTCGCTACACAACCACAAGCAGTGGGAAAAAAGGATACACCTATGCCGAGATGTAGCCCACTGCTGATATTAGGTTGTGTAGCCTAATTAGTGTACCACATTTTGCACAAAATAGCAATCGTTAATAGCCCATTTTCAGAAATCTCTGATTATTCTGCCGTTTCGGACGGTAAACCCGCATTTCTCGGCAATCGCCGCCTTTTGCGCCTGCGTGATGTTCAATTTCAGAATATACTGCAATAAAGCGCGTTTTGCTCGCTCCGCCGTATAACCCTTATAATCTCCGTCCTGCATGGTATAGCCGCGATAGGCAAGTATGAGTAGCCGCTCGCCGTCTGTCAGATTCTGATTGAGCAGGTACTCGATTGTATTTTTCTTTTTTGAGCCTGAAATTGTGTCTCCGTTTGCCGTTTTGTCGCTTTCAATATCTGAAAGCCCGACATACGCCACTGACAGCTTGCTCATATCTATGCAATCTGACAGCTCGCCCAACGTCGTGCGCTCGTCCACGCCCACTAAATCGGAAAGCGCGTCGTAATAATAAGCGTCATACACCTGCTTTATTGCCTGCGCCTGATCCTCGTCAGAAAGAGCGGCGAACGCCCTGCCATTTATCATGCTTTCAAGGTCTTTCATTGCCTGCGCGTAAATCGACCTAAACCGATTGTACTCCTGCTCCGTGAGCGCAATATCTACACCGCCATAGGTGATAGTGTCACCTATGCTGCGAGGGAGCACCGAGTACCCTTTTGAGTAGAGGTCAACGAACTTGTTGCGTACAGAATCGCTCATATTTGTATTTCCCATTCGCTCGTTAAAAATCAAGCTCATGAGCATAGCCGTCATATCTGTATCGTCGTCCTCTATTGCTTTGTTGAGGTCGGTTACATAGTTTTTCGCGTAGAACGCTTCGTCGATTTTATATGCCGTCGTCGGGCTGATACGCTTGGTGAGTCCATAGAACACGTTATAAAGATTGCGCGTCGGAATACCCGTAAGCTGCCCGATAGAATATATTAAATTCTTGATACGCGCAGCCATTTTCGTGTTGCTCTCCTCTCCCGTTACAGCACCTGCCACACTGTCAAACAAATTTACCGCGCTGTCGAGCATATCGTTAAGGGCGGAATAGGCGTAGTTGTCTATCGAATATCCCTCAACAAGGCGCGAATAAAAGTCTCTTATAAGCGGCAGACCGCCTAAAAGGTTGCCCGTGAAGTCAACAAGCACCTGCTCTGCTGCCGTCTCGTCATCGTCTCTATCTTTGTTATAAAGCCAATTAAAGAGCTGCGCAACAGCCGCCATGAACAGCGCCGAGGTAGCAAGCGCGGTTATAGACTTGAAAACCCTTTTGCGAGCCGTTTTTATCTGCGTACGCAGCGCTGCCTGCCTCGTCGTGTCGGTCTCCACCCTCAATTTTGCCCTCAATGTCGAGAGTTCGCCGACGGAGTCAATGACGCGCCCGATGACTTTCATACTGTCCGCCGAAAACATTGTGAGCGTTCGCATAATTTCATTGCCTGAACGCATGGCTGCGGAGCGCTCAGTAGCGAGAGAGTTCTGCTGCGTTTCGAGTATAACTCTTTTCAGCAGCTTTCCCGCCTCAACCTTGTTTGCTTCCGTACCTATCTTTGCGCCACCGTTCTTTTGAACTTGAACCTGACAAGCGCCGAACAGGCGGCGGATAACAAACCTATCCATTTTGCCGATAGGCGCCATGAGAGCATTTGAAACTTTGCCTACCTTATCGAGAACGCCTTGCGCCATAGCCGCCGTGTTGTCCTGAGCGCGTAATTTTGCGAGCGGGCAATAAATATCGACGTCCTTTGCGGAAACGAACATACCCCGCGAAATACTGCTTGCGTCAAGTACGCTTGAAGCGGCAAACAACGATGAGAGCTGCGTTACCCAAACTTTCGGGTTTGCGCCGAGTTGGAAACGTGCATAGCTTCCACGAATAAAGGAAAGCGCCCTCATACCCTCGCTTGACGACGACGGTATTCCCTGAATATCGGAGATGAGCTTTGAGAAATACTTATTCCCCTTAGCCCATGTGTTCGCACTCTCCGTCGCAACACTTATAGGCTTATTCGGGTTGCCTCCTATATCTAAGTTGTAGAGTTTGTTGTACGTCTCAATAGCAGGAGAGAGCGTAGCATACTTCACAACGGCGTGTATATGCCTGTTAAATACCGCGTCGGCAGACTCAATATAGAGCTCCTGCTTTGCTCCGCGCACCGTGTCCTTGTTGAAAGACGCACTGCTCACTCTGTCGAGCTCGCCCTGAATATCGGACGAATCGACATTCTTTGCAATGTTTCCGCGGCGGATCGGGTAGTAATAGTCCTCTGTGGCGTTTGTGAAGCCGAGCCGCTGCATATCTCTATCGGCTTTGAGCTTCTTTGCGTCCTCATTAAAGGCTTTCTCCAAGATTGCTATATACTCCCTGTCGGTGTCCGTCAAGAGATTTGCAATAGCCGCCTGCTCCTCAATAGCGGCAGCTCTGAGCTCGCTGTCCTCTGTAATATCGGGCGCGAAGCCGTCAACACGAACACGCTTTCCGTCCGCGTCGGTAAACGCAAAACCGTTCTGCGCAAGTCCCGCCTGTGCATGGGAGCGTTTGAGCGTCATGTAAAGACTGATAAGGTGCATTTTTGGCACCTTTACGCCGCGATATTCTACTGTCTGCTTTGCTGCTTGCGAGAGGTATTTCTTATTCTTTTTCAGGAACTCGTCATAGTTCTGTCTTACCTCCATTTCGGTGATTTCGGAGTCAATGGCTGCCTCTCGCAGCTCCGTAAGCATTTCCGTATAGAAGCCGCTCTCGTACATATCCATGCGACGCGCAACCGTCATGGGATCGCCGAAAGTTTGCATATACGTTGAGCCTGCAATCTTTCTAAACAGCCCCACTTTGAGCTGATCGTTTTTGTGAATAGTGTCAATATACCTTGTGGCTTCGGACGCGGCGTCAACCCACCTGCCCTGACGATAAACCTTATTGAATTTCTCCACAAAGTTTGTAAAATACGCCATGAGCTTCTGAATTGTTTGCAGCTCCGCCCTTGAATAGCCCTTTGTACCGTTTGCCACTTCGTCGAGCATATCTGCTATACCCTGCTCGTAGCTTTCAGTAAGCAACGGGTTTTCCTTTGTGTACCAAGTACGCAGGTTTGCCATGATTTTACGCGTCCCCGCAATATTGAAATTGCCTCTGTACTTGATTTTCCCGAGTGCCTCAATAGAGCTCTTGAATACGTCGCTCTTGTACTGAGTAGAGTTGAGGAACGTACCAAGTTTGAGGTCGCGCATTTTTTGAGCCTGATCCACAATACTGTTGATAAGTCTGTTGTTCGCGTTTGCCTCGGAAAGCCTGCTTTTCAGTTCGGCAATCTGCTTTGTGTACTTTTCGACAAGCCTTGCATACTTCGATTTCCTGCCTTTCTGTTCGTAGGCGTTGAGAATGTCGCGGGCTATCTGCTGACGCAGGTTTTTAATCGTCTGAGCGTCACCGTAGGTTGTAAGCATAACCTTTTCAGTGGCGTTATTGACTGTGGCTTTCGCCTCCTCGTACATCTCCACCATTTGCAGGAAACAGTCAGCCTCATTTATGGCGTCAATATAAATGCCCTCCTCTGCCAAAAGCTGCGGGAGCGTGTCGGGTGCAATTCCGCCCTCTTTGGCGCCCCAAACAAGGTTTATACTGTTCTTTCTGTCGTACCTGTACTGTATCTCGCCCTGAATATGTTTCAGGTTGATTTTGTGCATATAGCCGCGCAGAATAGACAGCTTGCGCATAGCCTCGGAGACTTCTCCCTCACTCTCGGCGTACATATCGGTGAGAACGGTGCGCTCAATCATATAGTCGGCAATACGCAGCGCGACGCCGCCGCGATAGCCCTCTTTTACCGTATTGAGCTTTTGGAAAAGATAGTCAACGACCGCTTGCCTGTCTTTGCCGCGCAGCTCGCCATACATTCCGATGTCCTCGAATACGAGCCGTTCCTCAATAATGGAGTTGATGACCTCCTCCGCCTCCGCCTTGGTATAAACGCGCATACCCGTATTGTTTGCGGCAAAACGCGCCCTCTGACCTGCGGAGTAGTTGCTGTGACGCGCATTTCCGTCCTCTGAGCTATCGAGCGCATAGCGAAGCCCGCGCTCGCTCGTGAACTCGGAGAGCTGCGCCGCATATGCCGCATTGATAGGCACAAGCGCCCCGACGGACGCTGAATTATGACTCGTGCGCGTTTTTACGCGCTGCGCCTCCGCGTCCCACGAAGTAAATCTCTGCCCTTTGAATTTGTGCTCGCCCTCCATAATACGGGCGTCATACCTGCTTAAAGAGTCCTCCGTAAAGCGAATTGCCACTGCTACACGCTTTACGCCCGCCTTTGCGAGCACAGCCATACGGTGCCTGCCCTCATGCCCTACAATGCGCATAGTCTCATAGTCTACGCTGAGGTACGGCGTCTGTGTTTCGCGTGAGAGCGCGTCGATATTGAGATTGCCCGCCTCGTCGTAAATCTGATTGCGTCGCGCCTGATTAAAGGTCGTCGCTTTTACGAAGTCTGCGGGGCTGATCCACGTTGCATAAGCCTGTGTATAGCGCGGGTTTGTCGCTCCGTAACGGTCTATAAGGTCAGACATACGCTCTGACGTCCACGTCGCCGTCTCGCCATTGACGTTTACAACGCTATCGGAGAGCGCAAAACGGACGTCTGAGCCACTCGTAGGCTTTTTGTTTGTCGTGAGCTTTATCTGTTCGGGTGAGAACGCAACGTAGCTCACACCTCGGCGCGTTACGGCTTCGCCATAACCGCCGTCGCCGCCCTCGTCCAAGATGAGCCCGTCGTAGTCGTAGCCGTTCTCGTTGATGAAGTCGATAAGGTCGTCCGCGTCCGTCCAATCGGGCAAGCCGACATCGGACAGCGGTGTACCGTTGCCCCATTTACGATAGAACTCGCGTTCAAATATTCTGCGTTCCGCCTCCTGTCGCGTATCAAACGGCTTTGTGATATTGAGATACGCCTCGATAAGCTGCGCCGTAGGCGAACTGTGCGCCTGCATATAGCGCCTCGCGTAGGCTTCGTTTTCGGTGAAATACGCGCCGTTGCTCGTATTGAACACGGTAAAATTTCCGTTCGGCGTCCCGTGGTAAACTTTGAGCAGGCGTCCTTTGCCGTCAACCACCTTACTGTCCTTGAAGAACTCGCGTTGCTCCTGAGAAAGGCTCGCACCTGTACTGTCGGTATCGGGGAGAGCAAAACGAATATCGCTGTCATCGGTCGGGGTTCCGTTGTTCGTGAGCTTTATTTGATTTTCAAACCAAGCCACATAGAACCTGTCACCCGATTCAAACCTAACCTCTACTCCGTCGTAGCCTATAACGTCGCGTATCGCCTCGTGAAGCTCGTTCGGGTAGTTCCTGAACGCCAAATAGTCGCTGTCAAGCAAACCTATCGTGGTGAGGTTTTTCGCGGCTTCGCGTATCATATAGTCCTTTGCTCCAACCTCCCAATATTCCTCGAACATATCGCCGAGCGGAGATTCTTCGGGATCGTATATGAGCGGGTGACGTTTGAGTATCTCATACGCCTGTTTTTGCGTGATTTTAACATCGAATAAATCGCCGCCGTCCGTCGTGCGGTCTATTACAATAGGCTTTGTGATGTTGAGATATGTCTTGTAAATATTATCGCCGTAATGCCGCGAGGCTTCCTCGTTCGTTGCAAAATAAAAGCCTGCGCCAAATTGATCGTTGCCCTTTCCGATTCTGTTGCGGTCGAACGTATAAAAACTGTTCGGCGAACCGTGGTAGGCAACACGCAATCTGCCGTTTTCATCTATTACTTTGCTATTTTTGAAATACTCACGTTGTTCTTGGCTGAGAGCAGCGCCGTCGCTATCGTTTTCTGCGAGCGCATAACGGCTGTTGTTTCCATAGTTAATAGCTACACCCCGCTTTTCAAGCTCTTTGAGCAATGATGGCGTAACTACCTTATACGGAATTTCTATATTCTCACCGTTTAGCATTTCGGCAATCGTTTGAGCCACTTCTGCGTCAGGGACTATACGAACAGGCTTAAACCACCTCGAAAGAATAACTTTTCTTTCTTTGCTTTTCGGGAGTTTCGAGCTAACGGGACCGCTGTGCCACTTTATTTCTCCCACAGCGTCTTTTGCATACTGAGCTCGATAGCCACTTGTTAATTCACTTGCGGGCACTTCACCCTCGACAATCACAAGATTATCTCTTTTATAAGCCGAGCTAAATTGATCGTTGAGAGGTGATCTTGATGTGTGGAAATAAGGGTTATATGCCGCCTCAATACTGCTGCCATTTGCTTTATCAAGAGTGAATTTATTACCTTTTCGTATGAGCTCGGGGCGCTCATCTGCTTGTTCCCAACGACCCAACTCGCTTGACATGACGAGCTCTCGGGAGCCGTCTGCATTCTTAACTCTCGCCGCCATGGGAGGGTACAACTTTCCGTCGATAACCTGCATTGCCCTGTAAACAGTCACTGTTTGTTGCGTATTTAGAAAGTCTACTGTTTTGTCATCGGGTAAGGCGTAGCGCATATTTTCCGACGGCTCAATACCTCTTTCTATACGATTTGCGGTTTCCCCCAAGCGGTCTGAAAAATACACCCTTTTTCTGTCAATATCAGGTCTCGTTTCGAGCCTTTGTTCGGCGGTCATCTCCAAACGCGACGATACGTCCCGAGCCTCAATTTCGCCCGCCGTGTTTCTATACATATCATCTGCATACTTGCGACCGTTTTTATAAAAATCTGCGAGCTTGCTATACGCCTGCGTATAGTCCCACAATATGTCTCTTTGATTGTCGTTTTTTGCATATTTCGCCGCGTTATCGTATGCCCTCGCAATAGATGACGTCGAAACGTCAAGGCGATTCAGGGTGTCCTCCATATCATACATAGCCTGCCGCAATTCAGGCGCAGCCTCAATACGAAGTTTTAAGAACTTCTCGCGGACGGACGATGCCTCGCCCCTATACTGTTTCAGCAGGCGGTTATACCAATATGTGTCGCTTGATCCCGTCGCAAAACCCTCATGCGCCTGAATCAGGTGCTGAACTTCGTGCATAAGAACAAATTTTGCCTTGTCGGACCACCCGATTTCAGTCGTGGCTACATTCGGTTTACCCCACATAAGCTCGTGGTACTTTTTGCCGAGTTCAGAGGCAAAAAATTTATTTCTCGCCGCTTCCTCCTGCGCAAGCCACTCCTCGGCAGATAACGTCTCTTGCAGACTTTCGTCCGTGTAAAATCTGTTGTACTCCTGATATTCAGGCGTTTGTTCAATTCGCTTGATTTCGGGTTGCCTGTTTTGAAGGTATTTTTGATACTCTTTCGACGTTCTCGTAAACAGTCGCTGATCTAAGACAATTTGTCCGTCCTCAGCAAAAGCCGAGCCGTCAACACCCGTATTGGTCTCCTGCAAAATAACTGTTATATCTTTCAAAAACGGGTATGCGGCATATAGTTTCTCATGGTGCATTATGTCGCCAAGTTTTGCTGTACGATAGCCCCCGTCCTCCGTAGAATGGCTTTCAAAGACAGGTTTTTCTACGAGGGTTGCCGCTGAATCGTCGATTTCATATCGCCATTGATTATCATAGCCAATAAACCACCCCGTCTCTTTTCTTATAGTTTCGCTGTCCTCTCCCGCCGCCAACAACTGCTTCGCTCTATCAAGCATAGATAAGTCAGCGGTTTCGCTCGCTTCACCCGCCAAAGCAAACTTCTTGCCTTTTCCCGATTTGCGGTTGACATTTTCTGCGTTTTCGGCTATACTATTAGTAGAAACAGGTTCTATCCTCGGTAGCGTTTCGGACGTGCTGTTCAGGGCTTCGGCATTGGACGACGGAGAAGTAGCCTGTTTTCTTTTTGTGATCCAAGCGCTCTTTAATGTGAGCGCTTTTTTCTTTTCCGAGACAATAGTAATGGCGGTGACTCTGCCGTCGATTTCTTTTTGGAACATTATACCGACATTGCCGTTTTGGTCTGTGCGTCTCACGCTGTCGGGCTCAATAAGTGTTTCGATAATATCTTCAAAATTATCTTGCGTAACGGCAATATCGCCCTCATGCAGAGCCGTTCCATGCTCCCCGTGCCTTGAAAATATATGCCGAATGTCATCGCCGCTTAAAGCAATACTCTTACCCTCGACGTTTACCTCTGTTTCCGCGAGAATTTTTGCCGCCGTGCTTGCGGGAATTTTACCCAAAAACAGCCGCCTTTGCGTAGTTTCATTCTGCACGCCCTGTATAAATTGTCGAACATCGCTGTAAGAACGGGCAACCTGAAAATGTTTCGTTTTTTCTATGCTCTCTATCTCGGTTTCTGAATACTTTCCAAGCAGCTCGAACGTCTCAGACAATGCAGCACGAGACGCCTCGGAAGCGTCCGATGTAATATGCGAACTGTCCTCTAAGCCCAAGTATCGCTGATTGCGTGCAGAAAACTCATCGAACAGTTTTTTATACTGCCGATAGAGCCGTGCCGCTGCGCCCGTGAGCCTCTCGTCGTTCTGATAGTCCGTTCTTGCCTTTTTGAAAAAGCTGAGCACTTTATCTTTGAGCGTTTTCTTCTTCTCGACGAGCCTTTCGAGAATGTTTTTATTTGAGAGCGTCTGTTCGGCAAAATGCGCGTTGATTTCGTCGCTCACCTCCAACGCGCTGCCGCGTCCTACCGCCGCATAGCGCTTGCGTATTTTCTCTTTTTCGGCGGCAGTCATCGTCTCCAAGCCCTCCGCAACAGTCAGAGAGCCGTCCGTATCATTGTAGATAGCGTGAGTAAGTTCGTGAATGAGAATGCTCTCGCCCGATCTGCTCTTTGCTTCGGGGTTGATGATAATGCGGTTATTTTTCAAGTCTATTGCCCCGTCCGCATAGGTGCCGTTTGCCGCCACAAAGGACGCCTCTTTGCTGAACACAACATTAAGTCCAGAGCGTGCGGAAACACGGGCGCAAGAAAGCACAAAGTCCTCCTGCACGCCCGCAGCTCTACCCTGACGAATTGTTGCTCTGATTGCAGCCTGCGCTGTCGCGCTTAAATTCTTGTATTCCGCGATATTCTCGCGGGCATACGCGTCGAGCTCCGCTGCCTGTTCGCGCAGCCTGTTCTGCGCCTCTGTATGCTGTCTGACGCCGTTTTCATAGTTCTGCTCGTTCGTGTGTATTTCGCGCAGGACGCGGTTTGCTTCCGTACGCGTAAGCGCTTTTGACATGAGCCCACTGTCGTAGTCGTACACATAGTAGCTGTCGCCGCGCTTTGTAATGGCGATGTCCGTCGCGCCCTGTGTATAACGATAGGTGCCGTCGTTGCGCAGATTTACCATGCGCGGCAGATTTTTTCTTGCAGACTCAGGAGCCACGGCTTGCGCCTCTTTGACGAAGTTACGCTCCTGCTGATACTCCTCTATGCCACCGTTTGCAACAAACTCGGTGATTTTTTCCTGAAACTGCTCATTTGTGAGCGTGTCCCAATTATCAATGCCGAGCCTGTCCGCAACCGCCTGACGTTCCGCGTCCGTTGCCTGTTCCACAAACCTGTTGAGGTCTGCCTGCGTAGAAAGCTGCTGCCCTGTGAGTGTTGCGTCCCTGAAACGCGCCGTGTCCATAGTAATTTTGCCGACTGTATCGGCAACGGCAATAGTGCGCAGCACGGAATTTGTTTTGAGCGCTTTTGCCATTGTCTTTCTGAAAGAGGCGGCGTCCGTCGTATCGACGCCCTCTCTTATCTGTTCCGCCGTCACCTGTATGGGCTTGCCGTTCTGATCCTGATAGCCAAGCTCATTGAGCCGCGCTGCGACCGCTTCCGCATTATTGTAAATATTCTCCGCACTCGCCGTGACGATAGGTTCAAAGGCGGCGGAGGTATTCGCCTGTTCAAGTACGCCAAGAAGCATTTTCTGACGCACCGTGCGCACCTCGCCGTCCGTCTTTTGCAGGCTCGTTTTCAGCTCGTCGAGCGTATTCTGAACAGCCTGAAATGTCTCAAAGTCTGTCTGATTTTCAGTTTGGTAGGCGGAAATCTGCTCCGCAGTGGTGATGACATCGCCTGCCTTTCCCTCGCTGACAAGCGTATTCCCGCGAACAGTACCGCTTAAATTCCTGAGCGAAACATCTGCACCGCCCATGAGAGCACCGCTCACGCCGCCGACAAGTGCCGCATAAGCAACCTCTTGAAATGTTGCGTTTTTGGCGTTCGGATCATAAGTCATGCGCTTGTAGACAGGTTCAAGCATAGCGGAGACGCCCTCCTCGAACGCTTCACCCGCAAAACCTTTAACCATTCCTTTGAGGAGCGTCTGACGCGTGGCTGTTTTTGCAACCTCTTTGCCGAACGACTTTGAAATACTTTTTACGACGGCGCCCGTACCTGCGCCAATAGCGCCCGATACGCCCTCAATGGCGCCCTCAGTAACGCCGACAAGGGCACCATAGCCGAACTCTTTGCCTGTAAGCTCTCCTGTTTGGTCGTACGCTTCTTTCGTTGCGCGTCCTGCGGCGCCTAAACCCGCTATGCTGCCCGCTATAAGCGCCGCTGCAACGGGAGCCAAGGTTCCGCCCGACGCTGCGGTGATTGCGCCTGCTGCCGCCACGCCCGCGATTGCAGGCAAGCTCGTACCAATGCCGCCCGCAACGTCTCCGACGAACTGCCACCCCTCCGAGGGGTTGAACCATTCGTCCGCGTGATTATAGTTTACCCAATCGTTTGCGATCTGCTGTTCCGCCCAATCGTCGGCGCCGAACAGTTTTGCGAGACCGCCTGCCGTATAGTCCCAGATACCCTCGATTCCGCTCAAAAAGCCTAAACCGAGCTTCTCAAAGGCGTAGCCTATACCGCCGAAAAAGCCGCCCTGATTTTTCTTTTCTTCTTCCTCGGCAGCGGCTTTTGTGATTGCCGACTTTTGCTGCTCCTCCGTGAGCATGGAGGAGACGCCTATTTTATACGCGTTTTGTTGCTTGAAAGATGAAAGCGTTGCCATTTTAACCTCTTTTTACTGCTTCAAGAATTTATCAATATAGCCCACAATCTCGTCCTGAGTCACAAGCCCCTTTCCGATAGAGACTTTCAGGAAAGCGCCATTGAAAGCCGCAAATTCTTCCTCCGAAACGAAGTCTTTCCAATCTTCATAGCTGAAAAGCCCGTATTTTTGAATATCTTCCTCCATTTTTTGCGCGTCGTACTTCATATCTTCGTCGAGCGCGAAAATGTTGTACAGTCCCTTTATGTCGTCTGTGACGGACAGCATACCGTTTGCAAAACTGTTTATGTGCCCTGCCGTAACTACCGCGTAGCACTCAGTCTGTGAGGTATAGACTTGATAATCTGTCAATGTGACGATTTCCTTGTCGTACGCTCCGTTCTTCGCGGTGACGCGATAGAACCTGTGACCGACAAAGTCCTTTGCATTTTCAGGGTTAATGAGGACGTATTCTTTGCTATCAACGTCAAAGAAGCCATGCTCAAACAGTACCTCCACGTCCGCAGCGTCGTCGAACTGCAATTTGAGTACCTCGTATTCTTTCTCGCCGTCGTGGAACACATAGGAGATAGGCGAAACGTCGAGCTCGCCTGTCAGGTGATTGAAAACAAGCACGGAATCTCCCACTTTTATATCTTCGACGGCTTTTTGCGTGCCGTCGGCAACGGTAATCATAGTGCCCTTTGCATAGCAGCCGCCTCCGTCATCGGTGTTGTACGCTTGGTCGTATGCGTTGTTGATTTTGTTCTTCGTGTCCTGCGTGAGCCAGCCCGTCGACACAAGTTTATCGACAATAGCTTTTGCCGTGGAGCTGTCAAGCGCGGCACCGTTCGAGTAGAACAGCGAGGCTGCCGTAATCGCATTTGCCACGCCTTTGTTGTACTGCGTTTTGAGGTTGTTGTATTGCGTCTTTGTAATCTCGCCGCGATTATACGCATTGTCGATGACAGACGTATCTGCCTGCGAGAAATCTGTGTTGATGACTGAGGAATAATCATCGTAGGTGTTAGTCTGATAACGTGACAGCAGGTCGTTGTATTGCTCCTGCGAGATATTATCGTTTTTGAGAGCCGTATCAAGAATGGTCTTGTTTGTAGCCCTGTTTTCGACGTCAATCATAAGGTTGCTGTAATTAGACTTTTGCGTGTTCGTCTTATAGGTGTTCGCGGCGTCCGTAATACTTGTGATTTGTTCCTCGCTAAGCCCATACTGTTTGCCAAGTTCGGCGAGCTGCTCCGCCGTATAATCGCCCGAATTTGCCGAGGTAAGCAGCGCAGCGTAGTACTCCGTCGTCGAGTCTGTCTTTTGGTCGCTCTGCGCGGTGGAGGCGGCATTTGTGAGGCTTTCAACCATAGCTTCGTCAAAGCCATAGTTTTGCGCAATCTGCGCGATCTCGTCGGAGGTATAGTTGCCGCTCTTTGCTGCGTCAAGCACCGTGAGATAGTTCTGATACTTCTGCTCCTCCTCCGCTTTCACCTCGTCGGCTTTCTGCTGCTGATACTGCGCGAGCTTTTCTGCGTTGTTCTGTAAATTCTCAGCGTAGGACAGCTCGGCGTTGAGCTTGTCAGAGTTCGCCTGCTGTTCGGCTGCGAGCGTCGCTGCGTCTGCGGTATATTTTGCGTTGAGCTTCGTCGCCTCTGCCTGAGCGTTTGCGTTCTGCGTCTCAGCTCGCTGTGTTGCATACGCCTGTTGCGTGAGATAGTCGCTATACCCGCTGCCCGAAAGCCCCATGCTTGCAAGCGCCTCAGCGTTTGCACCATAGGTGGCGAGATTCTGTGCATAGCTTGACCGTGCGTCAATCACGCCGCGCTCGCGCTCACTCTCTGCCTGCGCCTCGGTCTCCTGCCTTTGCAACTCCGCCTGCTGAATGGCGTTCTGCTTGTTTTCCTCAATCTGCGCATTGAGCTTGTCGAGCTGTTCCTTGTAAAAACCCTCCTGTTTGAGCAAAAATTCCTCGTATGTATCGACCGTTCCCGTGCCGCTTCCTGCCGTGGAGCCGCCTGTCGTGCCCGCAGAACCCGTTCCTGACGCACTGTCCGTAGACGTAGCAGGCGCTTCTGTTGCTGTTGCAGCGACCGCCGTTCCCGATGTGTCGGGTGAACCGACTGCCGCCGCCTGCTGCGCGATAGCGAGCTGCTGCCCGTAGGTTGTCGGCTTCTGTGCTGCGACGTCTGCCAAGTTCGTCTTGTATGAAGTATCGACGGCATTATTCTGAGCCGCAGGCAGCGTTACAGCAAGAGACGGAGCCTCAATCATATTTCCGAGATTGTCAACGTAGGTCAAACTTAATGAGTTGTTTTTCTTAATCGTATTATTTTTTGCGGTAGTGGTATTTGCAGTATTGGTCTTTTTCGTTGTTGTGGAACCGCCGCCCGCGTTCGCAATCGCCATTGTAAAGTTACTTTTGAGCGCCATTTGCCTGTCCTCCGTTATTTATTTGAGACATAAGGTATGCCTCGTAGTTCTGCCTGTTGCTTATTTCGTCGTCGAGCTGCTTCTGCGTTGCCGCCGCCCGCTGTTGAGCAGCAAGAAGTTCCTGCTGCCGCGCAATCTCGTCTCTGATACGCTCCACGTTCTCGTGCGCCCACGGGTAATGCGCCTGCTCCATGTTCTGCCAAAAGATAAGGAGTGTCTGCGGGAATTGTATGTTGCCATAAGCGCCCTGCTGAAAGTTCTTTCGGTTTTCCTCCCACAGCAGCTCACGCTGCTTGTCAACGTCGATTGAAGCGTCGGCGGAGAATAAATACTCGTCATTGTAGTACCACTCGCCCGCCTCGTCGCGCTCGATGAAGTCATAACGGTTAAAAATACGATTTTGCAGGCGCCCCTGCGCGTCCTTATACACGGCAGGACGCGGCTCATCTGCATACGCGAGGTAGTATTGAAAGATGATTTGGTCTATCTCGGCATACGCGGCGTTCTTCATCTGACGTTTACTGTCAAGGCGTCCCTGTGCTTGCTGCACCTGAATTTGCTTTGCTTTGCCGCTCTGAGCGCTTGAATCGTATTGTCCCTGAAAACTGTCCGTAATGCCGAGAATACGCTTTGCTTGGTCGTAGAGCCTTTCCGCCTGCGCGATGTCGCGGGAAATATCGACCTGTAAATCGAGCTTGCCGAACAGTGCATAATTGCTCTGATTTGCGCGAAAAACTTTTTTGAAAATAGAGTTGTCGTACTCAATTTTCATGTCCTCGGGAGCAATCGGGTAAACACCTGCGCCGAGGAGCTTTTCTTGTATGCGGCTTTCTATTTTGTTGATAGCCTGCTGCTGCGGGCGAATGAACTCACAGTCTGACTGTCCGAGCAAGCTGTCCTCCTCTGAGGTGTTCTTGCGTATGACAATAGGCAGAATGTTCGGCGTATAGAACGGCAGCCTCGTAGGTTGCATTTTAGGCACCTGAACATCGACAAGCAGCGGCAGCAGCACGCCGCTCGTATCGTCAAGCAGCGGCTCACCGTTCGGAGAGATAGCCTGCTGCTTTACTGTCTCCATGACGACCTGCCCGTCCTCTATCACCTCGCACATGGAGGGAATAACCGTTCCGTCCGAGAGCTGAATATCGCGCACGACCTCCTCGTAGTCCTCGTCTTGCAGTTCGTAATCGGGTTTGTCGCAGTTGCAGAGCTCTTTTCGTTTTCCACATTTTTTGCAGATATAGCGCTTGCGGGCGAAATAGTCCTCGATGTCCGAAAGCTCCGTATCGCCCGACCAAATGTACTGACAAACTTTGTCTTTATCGTTTTTGTAGTAGCAGATATAAAGTGTGGCAGTCTTATCGTCTGCGTTATCGTCATTCTCTGTGTCATCTGCAACATCGAAAGAAACACCGTACTTGCGCACGATCTCCTCTTTCGTCGTTTCAAACTGAATGAAGCAATACTCCATGTCCCTGACATCGTAAATGCTCGGCTGTCCCGTAAACCGCTGCGGCGAAAGGCAGCTTATACGCACGTCGCCGACGGTGTTATGCGTGATGATAGAGTCGTCCCACTCAATAAGCCACACGGAGCCGCCGTAAATCGGGTTGAACCGCTCGTCGATGTCGTTGAGCTTTTCAAACGGGAGCTCGTTGCGCTTATTTTTGAGCAGTGTCTCAATACTCTTTGCATTCCTCTCGTTTCGCTCGCTCCACATTTTAGGTGAGACGGACGGGTTAGGCAGATAGCTTGTAACCTGACTTTCCACAAGCTCGTATGTGACGTTGCGTACCTGAGAAGCCTCAACATCGGAGCCGTCTATCTGTCGGCTTCCTTTGTACTGATCGAGGTGCTCCCTGAGCTTTTCGTAGAGCACGTCCGAGTTTGCGCGGGCGTCCTCGTACAAGTCCTTGAAAAAGGACAGTTTTGTGTTTCCGTTCAAATCAATTTTCATAGCAATGGCTCTCCATACCGTTTAATGATTATTTGCCGTTCCTCCTCGCTCGCGTTCAGGTAGTCCTCCATAATGTCGGCGCGGTACTTGACCTTTTTGGGAGCTTTCGGCTGCGGCGGCTGCGTCCAATAGATTGCAAAATAACGCAGGGCGTCGGGTGCATGAGTGAGTTCGTGGGGCTCTTTTGCCGCGTCCTCGGGATCCTTTTCGTCGATGAGAAGCTGCGGGAGCGTCCGTATAAGGTTTGTGCAGGTGCGGAATATCTTTAACCGTGTGTACGTCTCGCCGTTCGGAGCGACGCGCTCTTTGAGTAACTCTTTTATTGCAAGCCACCCTGCATGGCGGTCGTTATTTGACTTTACAAGTTCGAGACCGTTCTCGTAGAACAGCAGCGCCCTGCTCTTGCCCGTCTCCTGCGAGCGATTCCATAAGTCGGGAGGCGCGAGCCGCAGCTTCGGCTTGTACCACGTCTCTACGCCTTCCTCCTCGGTGGCA